ATCGTAGAGCAATGGGATATGATGTATGACTAGAATATGTTGTAAGAGGTGATGCAATGCTAAAAGCATGTAGCTATTGTGGAAGAATACATGAAGGAGAATGTCCACATAAACCAAAGCGCAACTACAAGCAGGAGCATGCAAATGCATCTGATAGCAGAAGGAAAGAACGGAAGTTCAGAAGCAGTGTTGAATGGCAAGACTGCAGAAGAAATATATTAGATCGTGATAAACATTTATGTAGATTATGCTTGCACGAAGATAATTATATTAGTGTAGGGCAACGCTTAGATGTGCATCACATTGAACCATTACACGAAGCATGGAAGAAGCGTACTGATGAAAAGAACTTGATTACATTATGTAAGATGCATCACTACAAAGCGGACCATGGAGAATATAAGAGGGAGTACTTAAAAAAAATAATTAGCACCCCCCCTACCATAAAATAAATTTTTTGCGAAAAAGTCCAAGACCGTACTGCTCACCACAATTTACACAATTTTCCCTAATGGGACATGCGTGCGCACGTGAATATATATTTATTTATATAGGGACTATACAAGGCAGCGGTAAAACACAGGAAAGGAGGTGGACACATGAGAAAAGCTGTATCTGCAAGGGTTACCAAGAAGCACTTAACAAAGGCTGAAAAAGAAAAACGTATTGCTGTAGAAAATGCGTTTATTGATGATGCGGAAATAGAACCGCCAAGCTATCTAACTAAGACACAATTAGAAGCATTTCACTTTATTGTTGATGCATTAAGGCAAGCGAAGGTATTAAGCAGATTAGATACACAAACAATCATTCAAGCGAGCGTGGCTATTGATATGTTGCACACTGCAAATAAGCGTGTGGCCAAAAGGCCAACACTTGCAATTGATAGAGAATTTGTAGCGACACAAGAGAAACTGGTGAGGACATATTTAAAGTTATGTGATGAATTGTGTCTATCTCCACAATCTAGGGCGAAGCTTGGAGTACTTGTAGCTAATCAAAAAGAAGAGGAACAAGATCCATTGCTCAATGTACTGCAAGGGGGTGTATTGAGTGGATAAAATGCATCCTGCATATAAGTACGCAATGGATGTTGCAAAAGGGACTATCAATGCACCAAAGTATGTAAAGTTACAGGTGAAAGAGTTCTTAAATATTGCAAACAATAAGGATAGACAGTACATTATTGATGATAATAAGGTACGGACTATTGGAGAATTGCTGAAATTATTAATAATGCCTAAAGGATTAAAGGCGAATATCACAGTATATGATGCTATGGCTGGGTTTCAATGGTTCTTCATTATTGCAATATTATGTACAGTTGAACGCAATAATAAAGAGAAAAGACGATATGAAAACGCAATACTTGAGATATGCAGAAAGAATGGCAAGACATTTATAATTGCTATTCTTTTTATTTTGCTATTTTTCATGGAACCGAAGTTTTCTAAATTCTATTCTGTAGCGCCAGACGGTTCATTATCACGTGAAATCAAAACTGCTATTGAAGAAATATTGCGTAGTAGTCCTGCTATGCTTGGCAAGATGAACGGCAAGGAAAAGTTCAAAATGTTGCGTGATTATATTCATTGCAACATAACAGAGAATAGATACATACCTCTTAATTACTCAACAGGGCGGTTAGATGGTAAGTTGCCTAGCGTATTCTTAGTAGATGAAACAGGTGCATTGCCTAATACCTACGCTATTGAGGCTATGCGGTCAGGGCAATTGACTATCTTGAATAAGCTAGGTTTCATCATTTCAACTAAATATCCTACACTTAACAATCCCTTTGAAGATGAAGTGGACTATGCGAAGCGTGTATTGAATGATGCGGTAGATGATGATAAGGTATTCGCCTTGTTATATGAACCAGATGATACAAAAGGATGGGCAACCAATGATGAAGTGCTAGAACAAAGCAACCCACTAGCAATTGAAGTAACAGAAATCATGGAAGATTTGAAAGCCAAAAGGCAAGTTGCTATTGAGATTGAAAGTAAGCGTGAAAACTTTATCACGAAACACTGCAATATCATATATAGCGGTGCTGGTAGTGAAAGCTTTGTAAATGTTGCTGACTTACAAAAGGGAGCGGTTGATCATATCGACTGGAATGGCCGTGAAGTATTCCTAGGGGTAGACTTAGCCATGACAACAGATAACTGTGCAGTATCAATGGTGGCCTATGACGAGGATGAAGGGCGAGTATTATTACAATCCGTTGCTTTTATTCCAGAAGATCGGATAGATGAGAAATCTAAACTTGAACGCATTCCGTATCGTGATTTTATCAATGCAGGTAACTGTATACCATGTGGCAATCGTACAGTAGATTATGGAGCAATAGAACGCTACATAATGGAGATTGAAAACAAGTATGGAGTTACAGTCATGGGGATTGGCTACGATAGATATAATGCACTGTCAACTGCACAAAAATTAGAAGATACTGGATATACCATGGTTGAAATTAAGCAACATTCTAGTGTGTTACATCCTGCTACTAAATGGGTAGCAGAATTAGTAGCGGAAGGCAATTTGTTGTATGACAAAAGCAATAAATTACTAGAAATAAACTTTGAAAACTCACGATGTGTATACGATACCAATATGAACCGCTATGTGAATAAGAAAAAATCACGAGGCAAGGTAGATATGGTAGTAGCTGGCATCAATGCGATGTACCTATTGCATCAAAATTACATGTTAAATAGTGCCCTTGATTGGGTAGTACAGATATAGAAAGGGGGTGAAACTTATTGAGTTGGGTTAAAAATCTGTTTGGAACAGAAACACGAGCCGATGAAAATGCATTTATTGATACTGCAGATGAGGTAGATTTAACACTTCCTAGCTATGATGCAACCACAACAGTTACACGGCAACAGGCTTTATCAGTACCAGCCGTAGCAAGTGCATTGTTTCTTATATCTGGTATCATTGCTGGTATTCCCATTCGCTTGTATAAACGAGATGAGAATACCATAACAGAAATTATGGATGATGAACGTACAAAGCTATTGAACATTGAAACAAATTCAATACTAGGTGCGTTTGAAACAAAACAAGCTATGATTAATGATCTAATCCTAGAGGGCTCTTGCTATTGTTACATAGGCAAGAATGGAAATGATGCGGAATCATTACAGTATCTACCTAAAAATAGGGTAAGCGTACTAGATAATGGCAAGCTAATTGACAGAGTAGTGTATTACTTAGTCGATGGTTACTACTATGATAACTTCAATATAATGCGTGCGGTGCGAAACTCTAAAGATGGTGTGCGTGGCCGTGGTCTTTTGGATGATAACGCAATGCATATATCCAGTATGTACAACGCTTTGGTGTATGAAAATGGAGTAATTAGCAAGGGTGTGCGCAAAGGATTCCTAAAATCTGAGGGCCGTTTGACTGTAAAAGCCTTAGAGGCACTCAAAAAAGCATGGCGATATATGACATCTAAGCTAGGTCAGAGTGATGTAATCGTGCTTAATAAGGGCATTACATTTGAAAATGCAGATAGTACTGCCGTAGAAAATCAGCTAAATGAAAGTAAACAAACAAATGCGGACTTAATTTATAAATTGTTTGGCTTTACAGATAAAACATTTACAGATGAAAAAGCATTTAATATTTTTGTTAAAACCACAATTATGCCAATCGTAAATTGCTTTATTCAAGCTATTAATAGAGCGATGTTACTTGAAACAGAGAAAGGCAACTTGTATTTTAGCCTTGATATGAATGATTTACTTAAAGCTGATATGCTCACACGCTTTAATGCTTATAAGACTGCATTGGATAGCAACTGGATTAACATTGATGAAATTCGTCAACGTGAAGAGCTATCACCAATGGGCATTGATTTTGTAAGCATGAACCTTGGGAATGTATTCTATTATCCACAAACGAAAAAAGTGTATACACCAAATACGGGGGTGCTTGGTGATTTAATTACACTAAAAACAACGAAAGGGGGTGAGAATATTGAAAATTGAGGTACGTAATGGTGCAGCAACAATTGAAGGATATGTGAACGTTACAGAACGATTGAGTAAGCCAATCCGTGATGTAAGAGGTCAATTCCTTGAAAAAGTAGCTACTGGAGCTTTTAATTCGGCACTTCAACGCAATGATAATGTAGAATTGCGGTTTAATCACCGCCGTAAACTGGGAGAACAACAAGACGGTTCACTAGAATTGCGTGAAGATAACATTGGATTATATGCGAAAGCAGTTGTATCTGATGCGGAAGTAGTCAAATTAGCGGAAGAAAGAAAGCTAAAAGGCTGGTCTTTTGGCTTTAGAAAACTAGAAGATAGCTGGGATAAACAGGAAAATATGCCTGAAATTCGCACATTGAAAGCAATTGATATAAGCGAAGTAAGTATTTTAAGCGTTACACCAGCATATATCGCAACATCAATTAGCATGCGTGCTGATGAGGGAGAAGATTTACTAGAATGTAGATCTAATGAAACCGCAACAGGTGTATTAGAATATGATATTGAAGAACGTAAGGCAGATGATGAAAAAAAGCCTAACAATCAAAAATATCATGACATTTTAACTAAACTTAATGCATAGCATCCACCATATGTGGGTGCTTTTTTAATGAAAAGAGGATAGCATGAACTTAAAAAAACTTATTGAAAAACGCAATTCTTTGGTTGAAGAAATGAACAACCTTGTAAAAGTGGCAGATGAAGAAACACGTGCCCTTAATGAAGAAGAAACAACAAAATTCGAAGGTCTACGCAAAGAAGTAGCGGACATTGATAACACATTGAAACTTGCACAAGAAGAACGTAAATTGATGTCCGTAGGTTCTGAAGATGAAACATCTGATGCGGTAGATACAAAAGTAACTGCACAAGCAGAAGAACGTGCATTTGCTAATTTCTTGCGTACAGGTGAAACATCTTTTTCTGATGTAGAAACACGTTCTGATGTTAACCTTTCTAAAGGTGATAATGGTGTAGTTATTCCTTCTACAATCGCAAGCCGTATCATTTCTACGGTAAAAAACATCGCACCAATCATTCAAAATTCTGATTTCTACGATGTAAAGGGTGAGTTGATTTTCGCCGTTGAAGATGAATCTACATCTAAAACTACTTGTGCATACGTTAGTGAATTCCAAGAACTTGAATCCACAAGCGGTAAATTTAAACAAGTTACATTGAAAGGTAATGTAGTAGGTGTATTAACTAAAGTTTCTAAATCTTTAATCAATAATACAGGCTTTGATATTGTAAATTATGTTGTAACTAAAGTAGCAGAATCTATTGTTGAATTCTTAGAAAACGAAATGCTTAATGGCACATCTAAAATCGAAGGTCTTTTGAATGCTACAAAGGCGGTAACGGCTGGTGCAGCATCCGCTATTACTGCAGATGATTTGATTGATTTACAATTTACAGTACCTCAAAAGTATCGTGGTAATGGTGTATTCATTATGAATCCAGATACTTTCAAAGCATGTGCAAAATTGAAAGATAATGAAGGAAATTATATCTTGAATAAAGATTTAACAAATGAATTTGGCTACACATTGTTAGGCCGTCCTGTATATGAATCTGACAATATGCCTAAGATTGCAACAGGCAATAAAGTAGCTGTATTTGCAGACCTTATGGGTTATGCTACAAAAATTTGTGGTGAAAATGCTGAAATTCAAACATTAACTGAAAGATTCTATACTCAATATGCAGTTGGTGTTGCTGGATACATTGAAATGGATGGCAAAATCCTAGACCAACAACGTATTGCAGTATTGAAAATGGCTTAATAGGAGGTAAATTCCTATGAAATATAAGGTATTAGTAAGTTTTAGTGGGGCAGTATCTGCCTCACGAAACAGCATTATTGAGATTTCTGATGCGGAGATTGCAAATGATTTAATGGATGCTGGATATATTGAAGAAGTAAATGAAACCAAAAAGGGGAAAAAGACGGATAAAGACGAGGAATAGTCTATGAAAGTTAGTGAACTGACAATAGAAATTGTAGCTAACTATATCCGCGTAGAAGTAACTACTGCAAGTAAGCCTATTCTTGATATGGTGCTACCTGCTGCAGTTGAATATTGTGCTACATACACAGGCTTATCAAAAAAAGCACTAGATGAATATGATGATATGGCAATGGCAGTAATGGCATTATGTGGAGAGTTTTATGACAATCGAACATATACCGCAGTAGAAAATGCAATTATTAATCCTACTACGCAAGCTATATTGGATAAATACTCTATGAATTTAATGGAGGGGTACCAATATGTACAGAAAGGGTAGACTAAGCACTCTTCTACAACATGAAGCAGAAATTCATGCTAATAGGAAATCTAATACAATGAATGAACTAGGACAGTATCCAATAGTTGATACTGTTCTAGGCAACATGTTTTGTGGAGTAATTCCACAAACAGGTGGATTGTTAAGCGGTAGAACGGCTGACACTACACTAGCTAGAACCACACATAAGATTATCTGTAGATACAGAAATGATATTGAGCCAGATATGTGGCTAATTATTGATGGGCAAAAATATAATATTTTATATGTCATGGATCCGTATTTAAACAAAGAACGGTTAGAAATATTTACAGAGGTAGTAACCTGATGAATATTGATGTTGAAACGGAAGGCCTAAGCGAATTTACGGAAGAATTATTGGAATTAGCAAATAAAGACTTCCCAAAGGATACAAAAAACTTCTTGCAACGTGCTGGGAATAAGCTAAAAGCTAATGCCAGAAACAACTATAAAAGAGGTACTACGCAAGGTACAAAGAACCTTGTAAAAGGGTTAAAACGTGATAGAGCATATAAATATGGCAAGGATGAGTGGCAAGTGCGTGTTAAGAATACCGCACCGCATGCATGGTTAGTTGAACATGGACATGTAATGCTAGGGCATAAATCACAAGGGAAACCTAAACTTGTAGTAGGAAATACAGGGGAAGCATTTGTAAGGGGCAAAAATATTATGGGCAAAACGGCCAAGGCCTTTCCTTCTGAATATCAATCTATGGCAGAAGAATTTATAGATAAAATGCTAGATGAAAAGGGGTTAGGTTAGTAGTGGTTACAGCAGTAGACATTGTTAAAGCGCTAACAGTAAAATGCAGGGAGCTACTGGGATGTGATGTTAATGATAGGGATATATCAGAGGGATTTGATAGACCTTCATTTTTCATTGAAGTAGTAGATTTTAAAAATGAGGATATAGGGACTATTCTTAGAGGGGACACTTTAAATATCTACATTTATTATTTCAATGAGAAACGTGAAATAGGATACCTAAATTTATTGAAAGCACGTGAAAGCTTGCGTGAATTATTAGCCAATCCTATAGAAGTAGTTGAAGGATATAGCATTACAGCAGATGAAATAGTAGAAACTATTAATAAAGCAGATATGTCCTATATTACTAACTTTGATATTACAATTTATCAAAACAGACCAGAAGAAGAAAAACCATACATGGAAGAGTTGGCAGTCAATGGACAATTACAAAAGTCCACAGAAGATATATAGCATCCACAATTGTGGGTGCTTTTTTGTTAAGCAGAAAGAGGTAAAACATGGCAATTGGCTTACCAAATATTGATATTGTCTTTATTCAAAAGGCAGTGTCTGCAGTGCTTCGTTCTGAACGTGGCACAGCAGTGATCATTGTTAAAGATGATAAACAAACAACAGCAGGCTATGATGTTTTTAAGTTTGAAGCGGATATTACTGATAAAAAATATAATGCTGAAACTATTAAATTGTTAAAGCGCTGTTTCTATACAAATGTAAATAAAGTAGTTGTATTACATGTACCAACAAAAACAACTGCATTTACAGATGTAAAACCAATCTTAGATAGAATTAAATATAACTGGGCATGCACTCCTGTAGCAGAATGGCAAACAGATTTAGTATCTTACACTAAAAGCCGCAATGTTATTTCTAAAGGGCGCAAAGTTAAATGCGTAGTAGCAAATGTTACAGTTGCTGATGATAAGCATGTGGTAAATATGAAAGGTCAATATGTACATGAAGCTGATGCAGAAGCTGGTACAAATATAAAAATGACTGATTATTTACCACGTATCACTTCCATTTTGGCTAACTTGCCAATGAATAGAAGTATCACATACTACGAATTGGAAGATTTAGATTACGTAGATAATTCCTATATCACATCTGAAAAAGATGCTAACAAATGGACTGATGAAGGCTGGTTGTTACTCATCAATGATGATGAAGATAACGTGGTTCGTGTAGGACGTGGTGTAAATACATTAACTACATTCACATCTACTGAAACAGAAGATATGCGTAAGATTATAATTGTAGAGTCCATGGACTTAATCATGGAAGATTTGTACTCTACATTTAAAAAGTACTATGTAGGCAAGTATAAAAACCACTTAGATAACCAATACTTGTTTATCTCTTCTGTAAATTCTTATTTCAAATCCTTAACTAAAGTAGTTAATGGTGAAATCTTAGATCCAGAGTATGACAATCATGCATTCGTGGATGTAGAAAATCAAAGACAAGCATGGTTAAGTGTTGGCAAAACAGAAGCAGAGGATTGGGATGAAGCAAAGGTAAAAGAAATGTCATTCAAATCTACTGTATTCGTTGCTGCTAAAGTCAAAATCTTGGATGCTATGGAAGATTTATCTTTCCAAATTACAATGGAATAAGGGGGTAAAGTATGGCAAGTAAAGACATTCATAATCAAATCTTGCGTGGTCAATTCGGTAAGGTATGGATTGACGGCGAATTATACGCAAACGTAAAATCTTTTGAAGCTAAAATCTCCCTTAAATATGAAGCGGTAGATATCAATGGTGAAATGGGTGTACATCAACGCTTAGTTGGTTTTGAGGGTGCTGGTACGCTAGTACTTCACAAAATCGATAGCCGTGTTGCTCAAAAGATTGCTGGCAAAATCAAAAATGGCAGTGTACCAGATATCAAAATCGTATCTAAATTAACAGACCCAGATGTAAATGGTGCTGAACGCATTGAGTTAACTGGTGTTACTTTGGATGAATTAACACATGGTTTTGAAAATAAAAAGGTACAAGAAGAAAGCTATCCTTTCAAATTTGCTGATTACAACTACTTAGATTTAATTCTTTAATATGTGGGCGGTGCTTAATGCATCGCCTTTCCTTTTAATGTGAGGTGGATAAAATATGGCTAAATTACAACTTGAAGATTTGCTTAACCGTAATATGCAAGAGGGTTTTCAATCTAAAGATGTATATGTAAAAAGTTTAGGGGGCGAGTTAACTGTAATTCATCAACCATTACCAACAGTATTGCGTATTATGGACGATATCAAGCAAGATGCAACGCTATCAACTATAATGGACGCAATGGTACAGCTCATTTATGCGTGTGTTCCTTTGTTTAAGAATAAAGAATTACAAGCGAAATATGAATGTGCAGAGCCTACAGATGTAGTGTATAAAGTCTTAAATGATAGCATGGAAGATATTACCGCATTGGGTGAAGCTATCTTGGGGATGTATGGTATCGCAAATCCTGTTGAAGATGTAAAAAAGCAATAAGGGCGGACAGGGAACTAACAATGTTCCGCTATTATATGCAGAAAGGCCATACATTATCCTCGTTACTTGCATTAGATCCATTAGAACGCACATTCTATTGTGCGTGCTTCGAATTGGATATGGAAGATTTAGAAAGGGGCAATAATGGCTAAAAGTATTAACGTATTACTTAGTCTTAAGGACCAATTTACTGCACCCATGAAAAAGGCTGGAGATAGTGCCAAAGATACCGAACGTAAGATGGTAGCCATGAAGAATAAATTAAGTAATTTCGGTAGCGGAATTAATAATAAATTCTTGGGTATTGCTGGCAGCATCAGTAAGATGGGGTTGGCAATGTCAGGCTTGGGTGCGTTCGCTAGTGTTGGTGCTATCGTTGACTATGGTAAAAAGGCACTAGAAACGGCAAAAAGTGCTGAACTATCTCAAACATTATTGCGTAATAGCTTGGCAAATAACAATTCACTATATGATAAATCTGCTGAGTCGCTAGATGCTGCACAAAAGCAATTAAACGATTATGCTGCTAAATGGGGAAAGGTAGGGGTTATCTCTACTGGTACTATTCGTGCTGGATATCAAGAGTTGAACAAATGGAATGTTCCTGTAGATAAGGTAGATGGATTATCGGAAGCCTTAACTAACCTTGTAGCTGGTAAGTTTGGTATCAATGCTACGGCAGAAGATGCACAAATAGCATCACAAGCAATCGGTAGAGCGTTCAATGGTGATGTAGCTGGCTTAAACAAAATGAAGATACCTTTAACAGAAGCACAAAAGGAAATTATCAAGAATGGTACAGAAGCAGAACGCTTGGCTACTATTAATGAAATCGTTAATGGTACATTCTCTAAACAGAATGAAATACTAGCTAATACACCAGATGGGCAACTAAAACGAATGAAGAACCAACAGGCAGCACTTATGGCTACGATTGGTAAGGGTTTATTGCCTATGCAAAAAGCCTTTATTGATATGGTTAGCACTATCATGCCTATAGTCGCACCAGTTATTCAAGATATATTTGGACTGTTTAGCGGTGCATTTACATGGATAGCACAGATAATTACTGAAAATAAAGACACCATTGCAACAAATCTAACAGAGGGTATGAACGTAGTTAAAAGCGTTTTATCTACTGTTGGTGATGCTGTTAAATGGTGTACTGAAAATCTTGGGTTCTTGTTACCTGTTCTTAAAGTGGTTGTGGCTGGGTTCGTAGCATTCAATGTAATATCTAGCATCCTACCTATATTGATGTCTATATTTAGTGGTTTTATGACTGTTGTTAAGGTTGTAAGAGTATTGAATATGCTAATGATTGCAAATCCTATGGTGTTTGCATTATATGCCGTGATAGCTGCTATTGCGTTATTGATCTATAACTGGGATACAGTAAAAGAGGTAGCAATAGGTGTATGGGATGCTATTTCGAGTTATGCAAGCGAATTATGGAACTCCTTGGTAAGTGGATGTACAGAGTTTGTGGAAGGTGTTATAGAGGTTGTTACACCTATCTATAACCGATTTATGGAAGTATTTAGTCCTATTCTTGACGGTGTTAAGCAGATTTTTAGCGGTATTATTGATTTCATTGTAGGTGTATTCACAGGAAACTGGGATATGGCATTTAGTGGATTGGTACAAATCTTCACAGGATATTTTAGTGTAATCAAGTCTGTGGCAGAAGGAGTACTTGGCTGGGTACAAGATAAGCTACAATGGGCAGGCGAGAAAATAGATGCCATTAAAGAAGGTGGAGCATGGCTATATAACAATACTGTAGGACGAGTTACAGCAGGAAATAATGCAACTGGCACAGAGTATTGGAAAGGTGGCGCAACATACGTTAATGAAAATCAACGTGGCGAGATTATCAATTTACCTAATGGCTCACAGGTAATACCACATGATGAAAGCATGCGTCAATTAGCCAATAATAGAGGAAATGTTACTGTTAATGTAACCGTACAAGGGAATGTAATTGGCAATGAAGAGTTTATGGATGCATGCGGTAATCACATAAGCAATAAAATAATGTTAGCAATGGGTAATATGTAGGAGGTGTGAAATGGGTTTTCAAGATAATGCTAAGCAAGTAATGACACAACGATTACATGCAAAGCAAGCAGAATTACAAAAACTTGCAGTAACACGTGCTACAAGATTTGCTGATAAAATATCACATGGTTTAGTAGGTAAAATTTTAGATTACGCTGAACGAAAACCAACAACAGATATTGTATTTCATTCTGAATTAACAGATGAATATATTACATTACCAGTGGTTCCAAATCCATTACCAACAATAAACGAGCCACAAACAAATGAAACATTTGCAGGATTAAGAGGAGATATTAAGTTAATTGGGCCATTAGGCTTACGGTCACTTACACTTGATAATATCCTTTTACCTGTGAATAAAGACTACTCATTTATTCGTGGCAATGGAACAGACGGATTACAAGTGTTGCAATTCTTCCAAGCACAAAGACAGATGAAGGCAGTGATGCGGATATGTATTATCCAATCAGACGGAAACGAACTATTAAATATGCCATGTGTAGTGAATGATCTATCATATTCTTATGACAAAGTAGGAGATATTAAAGCTTCTATAGGGATTGAAGAATATGTTTACACTAACACATCTACTACTACTCAATCTGCAACAGGCGGAGAGAATAAGGCAACAGAAACAAAGACCACTGATAGTAAGGCGGTTAAGAAATGAAGCTACAATACACCAATACTACAAAAGGAAAAGACGGTAAAGATGTAACAGAAACACGTGAAATTACTGCCTATACAAATAACTATCAACGGTCAGACGGAATTGACACGCTAGGGCAAGAATTTACATTTGATTTAGTTGATAATCCATTTGATTTCAATATGATGAACCAAAGACTAGCAATTGGTGGGAAAATTGAATTTTCAAATCAAGTTAGTAACAATAATAAAAGTGCTACTATGACACTTAATGAAGAGCCAAAGGAAGAAATTGTATTCCAAGGAATAATAGTAGCAGAGAAACAGAGTGGCACAAACAAATATACATATACATGCTTTGATTATTGCTTCTATCTGAACAAGTCAGAAATAGAAATTCAGTTCAATGGGGTTAGTGGACTAGATGCAATTAAAGTGGTATGCAGTGAGAATAATGTCCCATTAGGAAATGTAGCTGATATAAAGACGAAGATAAAGAAAATATATCAAGGGCAACCTGTATCAGATGTAATAAAGGACATTATTAAGCAAGCAACAGAAGAAACAGGCTATAAATACAGATTGGAATATAGAGAGGGAAAAGTCCACGTAGAAGATTATAAGGAATTGGTATTGGATAAGGTAATTACTCAACCAATAAATAACTATTCACGTGATCTATCTATGGAGGATATGAGAAACTCCGTTCTAGTTATTTCAAGCAAAGAAAAAAGTAAGTCTGTTAAATCGACAATTCAAGATGATGAAAGCATTAAGAAGTATGGATTAATTAAGAAAATTGTTAAAGTTGATGATAAGAAATCGGCACAAACAGCGCAAATTGCTAAAAAAACAATTCAAGAAAGCAATAAGATTAAAGAAAATTTAAACTTAACGCTATTAGGTGATGATGCGGTGCGCAGTGGCAGGATTATTATTATTGATGATTACACGGTTGATATTCATGATAAATTCTTAGTAACTAACTGCAAACATAATTATGGGGTTAATCACACAATGACATTAGATTTAAAGCGAGTACAAGCAGAACCTGATACAAGTAGTTATACACAAGCAACAACTACAGTAGCCAGTAGTAATGGCGCAGGTGGGGCAGATGCTAAGCAAGTGGATGCTGGTATGCAAGCTATGAATGGTTATGAAAGTGTATATAGAGATAATGGATGTGTAGATGTAGTAGTAAATACAGGCTCATACTACAATCCATTTCTAAAACAACAAGCAGACATTGGTGTGGCCAATGTTGATACACTTGTAGGAAATGCACAAAATGCAGGGTATAAAGTTGAAGCCTTTAATGGATATGCTAATAAAGGGGATATTTTAGTATATGGCAACAATGATCATGTAGTTATTTCAGACGGTGCAGGCGGTGCATTTGGGAATAGTAGCAGTGCAGGTCATGCAATGTTCTACTCCGATGCAAATTATGCGTGGCATAATAATGAAGCACCAACTAAAGTAATAAGGATGTCTTAGGAGGTGAAATAATGGAAGAGTGGCAAGGTCAAATTGCTGCCGCTTTGAAAGAACGCAACAACCCAGTGAGGATTGGGGCCGTTCTTGGTGAAGTAGTAAGTACATCACCTTGGAAAGTAGCAATTAAAGACGGTAAATTTATGATTGATGCTTCAAATGGGTATGTCTGTTTTCAATTAATTCACCACATTACAACATATTCTTATAGGCATAGTGGGAAAATGACACATAAAGGATGCCCTGCAGGACCAAAAACAGATTATGAAGCACAAGGGGAAGGAAAAATAGTATTGAATGAACTATGGAAAACAGGGGATAAAGTGCTAGTCATACCAGATGAAAATGAACAGCACTTTTTCATTGTTGATATAGTCAAGGAAGGTGTATGATGTTTCCCACAGACTATAACTTTACAAATTCAATTCAATCAACAGCAACCGCCACTAATGCGCAGAAGAAAGTAGGAAGGTCATTTAAGTTTGACTATAAGACACACCGCTTTGTATTTGAGGACGGTAAGAATGTTGAGGACACACAAATAGAAGCTATAAAGCAATGGATTGAGTTATTTATAAGAACAGAGATGAAGAAATACTTAATCTATAGTGATAGCTTTGGATTAGACTTAACTAAACTATTAGGATACCGATTGCCAAGGGCATATAAAGTATCTGAAATTAAAAGAAGAATTACAGAAGGCATCATGAATAAAGTACCTTGCGTGGTAGTTGTCAAAGATTGGCAATTCAATGCAGGTATTTTTTATTTTACAGTGGTGACAAATACAGGTGAGGAGGTGAAGATAGAACATGAGTTCCAATTATAGTGTTGATAGCATCCATAATACGATGCTTGAAAACATTGACGATGCGTATCAGAAAACAGAAGGCTTTCCTACGTATGACATAACAAGAGGTGAAGCATTTGCACTCCTTGAACTGTGGAAGAAAGCGGAAGAAATCGAACGCAAACAGAATGTGGATAACCTAGTAGGTGATGAACTAACTAGGGTAGTATTCCAACGCAAAGGAACGCAACGCAAATTGGCTACTAAGGCAGTATGTAACCTACGTATTGTAGATGGTAACGGCACTATCCATGAGGGTGATTTGTTTGAAAGCGAAAGCGGTATTCAGTATGAGTCGCTAGAAAACAAGGATGTGGTGAATAACTCTATTGTCAAAATCAGATGTACTAAAGCTGGTGCAGTTGGTAATGTTCCTAAAGGAAGCATCACACAAATGCCCATTACATTGGCTGGCATCAACGCAGTAATAAATGATGATGCGGCCAAAGGTGGCGAGGATGAAGAAGCAGACGATGATTTGCGTGAAAGATACTATGAGGAACTTCGTGAGCCAGCTACGAGTGGCAATGATTACCACTATAAGCAATGGGCAAAAGAGGTTGAAGGTGTAGGCGAAGCAAATGTAATAGGGTTATGGAATGGCAACAATACTGTTAAAGTTATCATAATTAACTCTGACAGAAAGGCTGCTAGTACTGATTTAGTGAAGCGTGTACAAGATTACATAGACCCAGATAGCAAAGGTATAGGCGATGGACAAGCACCAATAGGGGCACATTGTACTGTAGTTAGTGCTACGGAATTGCCTATTAACATTGATGTTAGAGGGGTACAACATACTACATCTGCCACTAAATCTACTATTGTAAATGACATTACCGAAGCAGTAACTGCATACCTAAAAAAAATTGCGTTTAAGCAGCTTTATGTATCGGTGGCACAAATTAGCAATATCATTATTGATAGTACGGGGGTAACGGATTATGAAAGCGTTACAGTTAATGGACAAGTAAGTAAGATTAATCTTACAAAAGAACAAGTTGCCGTATTGGGTACAGTTAGCGTGACACTAAATGACTAAGGCAGATTATAAAGAATATGCACTAAAGGTTATCAATAAAATATACCGCAATGATCCGTGGGTACGTGAACTATATCAAGCTGCAGGATTACAATTACAAGATATTGATGAGTTGCTAGATGTACTATTGGATAATGGCTTTTTTGATGCGGTAGGCAAACGTGGCTTAAAAGTCTACGAAAAAGATTTAGGTATTAAGGGCGATGGTACGGTTGAACAACGTAGAGCTATAGTACAGATACTATGGAATAACAATGGCAAATGTACATTAGATAAGATTAAGGCCATAGTAAAGACATTCGTGCTTGATGAGGTTGATGTTAAATTTGAGGATGGATTATTAAAGTTAGAATTCAATAATTCATCCTTTGCGTATGCTATACCACAAATTAAAAGTAATTTGACTATAGTTAAACCATCGCATATTGGGTTGAGTATTAATGACGTACATAGCATTGATACAGAATTGTATGTTGGTGGTATTGTAAGCACCTTTGAAACAACTGTCATAAATCCAATGGTTGGGTTTAATGCGGCATTAGAGGATGCTTCAATAGTAGCTGGTGTATATATCACAAAAGGAAATGTAATTAACTATATTAATTGTTAGGAGGGTAAAATGCCTAGTCAATATCCACAAAATGTAGTCACTAAAAAAGGTTTGGCAATGATTGCCGAGAGTGTGGCAACAAAGAAAAATTTAATATTCACACGTGTAGTTGTAGGTGATGGAGATGCTACAGGTAGAAATTTTAATGATATGTCTGCAGTAATTTCTCCTAAAATGGAATTGCCTGTAACAAGTGGAGTTAATGAGGGAAATGGGCAATATTTAGTTACAGCAACATTATCCAATAATAAATTAGATGTGGGCTTTTTTCCACGTGAAGTAGGTCTATATGCAAAAGTAGATGGCAAAACAGAGCAGTTATATAGCTATACAAACGGTGGTAACAACGTAGGTTATGTACCTGATAAGACTTCGCCTATTGATAGTGAAATTTATAAAATTAGGACAGTAATTGGAAATGCTAAGAATATTACAATTAATATGAATAACTCTACTTTCCTTACTAGGGGAGAATTAGATAATCATAATAATGATAAAAATGCTCATGCTGAATTATTAAAATTATTCCTACGCCTAACAGGTGGCACATTAACGGGTGATTTAAATATAATTAATTCGTATTTTGGTTTTAAAACTAATGATAGTGGATATAGTACAAAAATACGTTTGGCATCGAATGGAAATTTTGATATTGGCGTAACCGAAGATACTAATAATAAGAATGCGACAGCACAGTTGATGCTACATAGTCAAAATAGACCTAAATGGTATAACTCAAGCATTGGAGGTAAGGAATTGGCTACAATGGAAGAATTGTTACCAATTAACAATTTGCTTGGACAAGGCGGTATAGTCGCATCAAAACTTGATGGTCAAAATGGGTTTGTGAAATTTGCAAATGGCTTCACTATTCAATTTGGCCGTGCGAATATTACTGCAAATACTAGTCAAGTGAATATTGTTCTTCCAATAAGGTGTAACACTATTTTCGCATGTAGTGCAAATGATATTGGAATAGGAGCATATCCATTGGGAATCGATGGTGATCAGACACAAATTACAGTACACAGACAGTTAAAAGAAGAAAATACTCAGGTATTCATTAAATTTTATTGGATTGTATTATCGAAATAATCATTATTAATTATTGGGAAAGGATATTAATATGAACCAATATGTATTTATTTTAAATGGTAAAGGGGAGCGGATTACTAGCCTTTGTGATAACACAGTTACGCAAGAAGAACTTATAGAAGTGGCTAAAAGTGAATATCCAAATAGCCAATATATTTATTCTGATGACGGCGATGCTATGCTTGATGAATTTATGTCAGGAAAGTTATATGTTGATGGTAAATTTGTTGAGCCTGCTCCGATTGAGCCTACAAAAGAGGATAAGATTAATACAATTAAAGCAGAATATGAGCCGCGATTTAAATCACTTGAAGAGGCTCAGCGTCGGCTGTTATTGATGGGGAAATCGACTGATGCAATTAGTAAGCAGTATATCAAGTTAAATGCTGAAATGGTTAAGCGAATCAAGGAGGTTGAATAGCATGCCTAAATATATTGGCGAAAGTAAAATCCCTGTAATGGAGTTTTGTGAATATTGCTGGGAAATCTTAAACGATGACGGCACTTGTCCTACTGAAGAATGTGTTCATAATGATTTAATTGATTTAGAAAAAGAGGGCAAGGGGGCTGAATAATGTGGAAATGGGAATTCCAGTTAGATGATATTCTAACTACATTATCAATAGTTGCAATTATAGGCGGTGCAAGTTACCGCCTTTTAATTTTCCCTATATTACTTAGAAACAAGGAAAGAATGGATAGACTAAATGAGATCCTTGTTGAATTGAAAGATGAAATCAAACTATCAAGGGAACAACGAACTAAAGAATATGCAGAACACGTTAAGTTGGTAACACGTGTTGATGGCATTGAAAACAGGGTTGATGAGTTAAGAGGTGATTTTCATGAATTTACCACAAAATCTTATTAGTTCTGTAAGAAAAATATATACTTCGGTTAGGGTGGCGAAAGTCCACCCTACTTTAGTATGGGGTGCAAGAATACTCATACTTATAATGCTAACCCCAATTATATTGGCAACAATGACTTACGCTCTTTCTTTTTATTTAGGAGAAATTTCTAGTACGAACGATAAGATCATAACAATGGGAGCATTCTTAATTGATCATATGTTTGGTGCTCCAGGCGTGATTGTATCGCTCACAGGATTATTATGGCTTAGCGTTGATAGGGATAATAATGGTATCCCAGATAAATTAGAACAGGAGAATAAAAAATGAAAGTATTTATTAACCCAGGGCATGACGTTGCCCTTGATAGTGGTGCAGTTAATCCTGTATACGGTACACGTGAATGCGATGTGGCACGTGATGCAGGAAAGATGCTAGCACGATATTTGGAAACTGCAGGATGTGAAGTTAGATCTTTACAAAATGATGACTTAGGTCTCGTATGTGCTGAGTCCAACGCATGGGGCGCAGATATCTTTGTGTCGCTTCACTGCAATGCATTCAATACGCAGGCACGTGGCACTGAAACATTGTACAAGTCTTTCAACGGCCAACAATTAGCGAACGACATCCAATCGCAAATCATTCGCAGCATTAATACCGTGGAT